TACCTTTATTTTAAATTCATAAATTCTTTATATTCTTCAATCATTCTTTCCATATAGATTAATTCATAATTTTGATAATCTCCCAATCCTACATACTTATTGAGAAATATTTCTAAACTCATTAAGTAACTCAAGTCCGTCTGTGGGAAGAATGTCCTTTAGTTCAATATCAATAGTTGTATGTGATGAAAAACCACATTTACACTTCACTGGGAATGGTTTGAGTTTTGGTTCCATTTCCTTTAATGTTGAACTTAACCTTTCGATATCTTTAAGATTTAAAGTATCAAGTATTTTTAAGTTTCGTTTAATATCAGAATATTCACCTTGTAAATTAAGACTATCTAAGTATTCTTTAAGGTTGTCTGAGATTTCATCAGGATTTAACATCATTGCAACTACAATATCACTTTTATCATACTCTTCAACAATTTCTTTATTTTTATCATCAGCCATAAAAATATCAATAGTTTGTAAACCTTTAAGATTAAGTCTTTTTAAGTTAGCTTTAAAATTATCAAAATAAAGAGGAACTTCGCTCGGAATTTCAGTATCTTCAAACTGGATTGAGTCAATAGTTACATCAAATGAAATCTTTTTTCCACAATCAGGACATTTTACACCATACCCAAGTTTATAATCAGGGCTTGTTATAATATTTACAAAATACATTAAAATGAATAAATCATCTTTATTCAAAATTGTAATATCCGCAAGAGTATCATCTTTTTTTCTTAATCTTATTACTTCACTTTTACCATAATATTCTATAATAGCATTAGTGTCCCACATTTGTAGGTTTGAAGCTGAAATTGTTCTTAATTCTTTAAAGACAAATCCTCTAACCTCTATATGTTTTAAATCGTATGTTTCTCCTGAAATTAACTTTGGAGACAATATTTTGTAATTGAAAAATGTCATTTTTATTCCTTTTATCTTATTTTTAAAACTATTTAATAGTAGTAAAAAGTGTCTCCAAGACATATTTTATTTTTATTTTTAAGTTTTACTATATATTAGAATACTAAAATTTTTTAGCATCTCCAAGACAAAAAGTTTTTTATTTATAATTTAGTTTTTAGGGGTTTTATTTTTAAGTTTTACTATATATTAGAATACTAAATTTTTTTAGCATCTCCAAGACAAAAAGTTTTTTATTTTTATGTCTCCAAGACATATTTTATTTTTACTTTAATAAGAGTTTAAGGAATTATATAGTATAATATAGAAGATATAAGGTAAGATACCTTATATTTGTGCAGAGACTGCAGAAGTGCCTTTTTGACCAGACATTTCGAGTTTTTTAACATCAAGTATTTGATATGTAAATGATTTTGTCATCGTGCTATCATCCCAATCAAAAGTAAATGCAATAGATGCATCAGGGATAACTACGGCTTCAAGTTCCAAAACGACAGTTTTGAAATCAGATGCATATTTTTTTATTGATATTGTTTCTGAAAATTTACCATAAACATTTGGGGTTGATACCCTATGTAAATCTTTTTCAGGAGTTATATTTTCTTTTTTGAAAATCCAATCTTTATGGAATTTCGTTACTGTTAATGCTTCATCTTCAATATAATCTATTGTGATTTTATTAAAGTTAGCTATATTTTTAACATAGTATAGTTTATCTACAAATATTTCAACTTCTTCATATTGAATAGAACCAACATCAAAGATAACACTCATTGCTGGCATTAAATTTCCATTGTTAGTTTCAACAGTATTTGGAACTGATGTAGATTTAAACTTAACTTCCCAAAAGCTTGAAGAAGCTGGCATTTGCATCTTATAATCAGAAAATTTTGAACCCATTTTTCAATCCTTTGTAAGTTAAGTTTAAGTTTTTATTAAGAGAAAGCTATCTCAAAATCACTAAATGCTATTGTTAATGTGATTTCAGATGGAGCACCATCTTCTTCAGCAAAAGTTAAGCTTTCATCAATTGAAGTAACAATAGAACCCTTTAGAGTATATGTTCTTGCAACTGTATTAAGATCTTTATAAGCTTTTAATTCAACATCACCTAAAACAAGTTTATTTCCATCAGAAATTTTTCCTTCTTTAAGTTGTGTTTCAAGTTTTTCATAAAGTTCTTTTCTAACTGTAGAACCCTCGTCCTCAATTAAAGTAATAGTAATTTCTCCACCACTCTTAGCATATTTAGGGAATCTTAAAGTTTTATTTCTATAAGTTACCTCGTGTGTTTGAATTTCTGTTTTAGGAAGACCATCAACATTTTTGATTTTTGATGTTATTGCTAATTCACCAAATTTTGTTACTTCCCAAATTTCACCAGTTAAAACCGAATTGATATTTCCAGCGATTGTAGAATAATCATATAGTGCCATTTTTTGTCCTTATAATTTTAATATGGAATACTAAGCAATTAAGCTTAGATATTCACTAGTCCAAAGTCGAACCCTTTTGAAGTGATTACAACTTGAGAAATAATTTTTTCCATAGATGTCTTAGGACTAAACATAATTCTGAATACTCCCTCTCTGTTATTAACATTACTGTCATTTGTAACATCTAAAATTTGGAAGTCATAAACTGCTTTTGCTAAAGTATCTTCAAACCATTTATTGATTTTGAATACGATAATTCCTCTTGTTTCTGCATCATTCATTGAGAATGTTTCATACTTTAAGAATGCTTTTAAACCAGTTTCAATTACAATAAGCAACATTCTCACGTGTCTCATTTGTAAATAACTTGGCATTGTAAGCATTGTTTCATTACCCCAAATCGCAACCCCATCACCATCTTCATATTTCAGACAGTTAATTTGATGTTCATCAGTTAATAGATCAATCTCATCTTGATTAAGTTTTCTAACTAAGTCAAGTACAAGTATTTTACCATTTTTCCAACCAGCTGCAGGCATCCACATTACAACATTTCTATCAACATAAGCTTGTTTACTTGCCGCAAATGCTTCTGGTGACACCCAAACTTCCATTTGGTTCCATTGATCGTAAATTTTTACGTGTGGTGTAAAAATACCAGCCCAACTTGAATTTATCATAGTGCTATTTCTATAAGAAATAATATCATCTATGTAATTTACACTTAATTCTGCATTAATATCAGTTGTTAAGTAAGCAAAACAAGTCATCATTTTTTCAGCGATTGTTAAAAGTTTTTGTTGGTATGCTGGGTATGCAAAACCACCATCTAACAATAATTGGAATTTATATCTATCTTGATTAAGTGTATCAGCAGTCATCATAAGATCACCGATTGTTACAGCAGAACCATTTGATCCACCTTTAAGGTTATTAATACCAGCATCAAGTAAAGTTCCAGACTCACCAGCTAACAGATAATTACAAGGAGTAACATATCCTGGGAATGCTTTTTCAAGAACAGTAATTGGGAAGTATCTAGTATAAGAATATCTTAATACTCTAGTTCCAACTGGAATTTTATCAGCTAAAATTCTTCTATCTAATTTAATAACTTTATTATCATTTATATCAGTAGTTACATCTAAAATTTTATATTCATCTGCAAATCCTTCAAATCTAATTCTGTTACCTAATAAGAATTGTGCATTATCATTAACCATAATCTCAACATCGTTAAGAATTATATCTTCTTCAGCAATTACATCTAAAGCAAGTGGTAAGAAAATATCAATAGGATCTTTTCTCCATAAAGCATAATTTGTATATAAAGGTTTTTCAGGATTACCATCAGCATCAACATCAGTTGGGTTTGCTTTAACTTTTATATAATTAGATTTACCATTAATAACAGACTCGATAAATAATTGATTACCAAAACCATCTTTCATATATTTCATTGAACAATGGAATTTTTCACCTGTCGGTACACCATTATCATAAACTTCAACATAGAATGCTTCTGCAACTTTTGAAGCTGAAATTTTAATTTCAATATCATCACCCCAAGTACCTTGATTTATAGAAGTTACAACAAATGCATCTCTATCTTCATACTCAGATTTATCCATATTATAAATTCTATAATTTGTATAAGCTATTAAATCTTTATCTAAAACAATCCATTTTTGACTTTCTTTATAAAGGTCTTTTGCTAAAAGTTTTGTTTCTTCTTCAACTGTTGTTAAACCAGCACCAACTGCAATAATCTCACCATTCTTGATATAATCAGAATTTGTAACAATTAATTGAGTAGAGTCTTTTATTGCTCTTACAACAAAAACTGGATCTTCAAAAGTTTTATAAGTTCTTTGCATTAGATAAACTTCATCATCTTCTACAGCACTTAATGTTTGACCATCCAAAAGTCTGAATGTAATAGTTTTATTTGCTTCATCAATTGAATCTACAATATAATCTTCACCATTAATTCTTTGTGTTTGTTTTACTTCAACACCATTAGTTGTATTAACTGCAATTGTAGTTGAACTTTCTTGACTTGTTACAACAATATCATCATAATCGTCATTTAAAGAACTATATTGAACTTGAGATATATTAACTAATCTAACTGGTTCAGCTTTGTTTGCACTTATTGGTGTTTCTAAAGTTAATAAATCATAATTTATAACTCTTTCTTCAAGAGCAGTGATTTTATAATTTGCACTTAAATCAAATGGTACAATATGAATTGGGAAGTCAACACTCAATGCAAATTCCATTGGGAATTCTAAAGTGATTGTATTCGCATCATAATCAACTGAAATCATTTTCATTTCAGTACCTAAAATTTCAATATCTTGATCTGGGTTACAATAACTCACATCATTAACTGTAATTGTTCTAGCACCTTTTGCAACTGGTTCTCTAACATAAATTGTTGGAGTAACACTAATATCAGCACCCTCTTCTAAATCTTCAAAGCTAAAAACTTTCATTTCATTAGTATTAAGAACACTTTGCATAATTCCACAATCTTTAAAAGAATACTCTCTATGAGTTCTATATAATGGGAATAAGAATGCATCTAATCCGTGTTGAGTTAAACCATCTTTTAAAGGTTCTACAACTCTTTGTGGTTCATAATCAGGATCCGGAATTACATTACTTGCAGGAACTGGATCAATTTTACTTCTAACTAATGCTGCTGGATATTTAGTATCCGCACCAGATAATCTTCCTTCATCAGTATTATGTGCACTTCTTACAACATACATTGGTCCACCATAAGTTAAGTATGTGATTGCTGAATATTCAGAAACACCTCTACTTGGATGTGGCATACCATATTTTGCGATATATTGATCTATATCTGTTACAAATCTAGGGATATTAATATCACCTTTATAAGAATTTACAACGATTGCTGCTTTGATACCTGACATTGATGGTACAAAACTTGAAAAGTCATATTCTTGTAGTATTACTTTTGCTGCCATATTTTTTCCTTTATTTAATTACAACTTGACCAGCAAGTTCTTTTCTTAGTTGTTCAATTCTAACATTTGTTAATTCAACTGTCTCTTTTCCACCTTTACCTAAAACGATTGTATCATCTGTATTCTCGTTTCCATCTAGGTCAATAAAAACATTGAATGGTTTTACATTATAAAGAGTAACTTTTTTTGTTTCCATTGTTTTTCCTTTTTAGTTTAAAGTATTTATAAGCTTAAAATCTTATAAGTCTATTTCTTTTTCTACTTCAATTAGTTCATTTGTTTGAGAACTTGTTCTTATCAAGTCATCAAATGTTACTATTTCACCATTGTCTTCGACAACACTTATTAATTCATTATAATCATTTTCTATATCAAAAGTTGTTTTTTCACCAAATAGGTAAATTTCAAACTTTCCATCAAAAAGACCAACAGAATTTTCCCTACTGAATGGCGACATTACCATACCAGTCATTTCTAGAGTAAAGCTAAAAGAATAAACATTGTCTAAAAAACTTTCATCCATTTTTTCAAAAGTTTCTATATCACTTATATTTATACTATAACTTAAAGGAACTTCAATATCTTTAACTTTTATAGCAAAATTAAGTTTTTTCATTCTTTTAATTAAAAAGTTAAAAATAAATTCAGAAAATTCTTCATTTCCCCTATATTTTGATAAAACATTAAATTCATAAGACCAATCACAAATTACATAGTCTTTTTCAAAGCCCTCTCCCGTTTCTCGGTTGATTGCAATTAACTTCTTAGGCATACCAGTCTTCCCATAAAGACTGCTCTTAACCAGTGGAGAAGTCCTTTTATATAATAAAACTACAGACTCACTTTCACTCATAAATGCTCTATTTCCAAGATCTTGAACTTTCGTATCTATAAAGCCCTTTTTTACATCATCAAAATAATTAAAATATGTTTTAATTCCGTATTCTGCAAATGGACTTGAAAATAATTTTAATAATGCCAATTCTATTGGTTCTATTAAAGATTTCATTTAAGCCCCTTATAAGATAACTTCAACATCATCCGGAATAAGATTTTTATTCGGAGTAACTGTTTCAGTTTCTTTTTTAAGATCTTTCGGAGTTGTAGATGCTGGTTTTTCTTCACTTTCTAAATCAAATACTAATCTATCAACAGTTAAACCAACTTCTTCATACATTTCTGCTTGAGTTTCTGCAATTTCTATTGCTTCTTCAACTTCATCATCATTTAAAATACCTATGGCAGATGGTGTTAATTCCCATTTTATAATATAAGTTTGGGCATCCCCTTGTAAAGCTTCAATATGTGTAATAACATATTTTTCTTCTCCGTGTGCAGTCTTTAAAACAACTAAACTTCTTTTTGGAATAGTAGTAATAAGATTATCAGATGGAAGATAACATTCTAGTGCTTCTTCTTTAATATCAAAGCTTTTTAAACCAGGAGTTGGTGTTACATTTTGGATATAATTTGTAAAAAGAAGATTTCTAGTTAAAATTGCATCATCTTGATATTCAATATCTCCGTGTTGAGTTCTAGTATCATATTGTTTTGGTAAATATATTTCTGAAGGAATTCCAAACATTTTTTCAAGGTTTGAAATTGTCGCTCCAACTATACCAGCTAAATTAATCGAATTTATTAACTTCATTTCTTTCTCCTAACTTTATCAGGAGATTGAATACTTCTCTGTTTTCTATCAAATATGTCTTGGAGATAAACTTTTACTGCTTTCCCAAGATATCTATTAGTCATATCTTTATAAAGTTGTTCTGTTCCTTCAAGACTAAATGTAGGAATAAAACTTATAACTTTATTATTTCCAGAAATAATCTCGAAAAATACATCATCATCGTGTGATGCTTTTAAATTCATCGAAAGTCTTCCACCGATTGCCATTGATAATATTTTTCTCATCTTAATCCTTTATTTTATTGCAAGCCACCAAGATGAATTCTCTTCTTTTAATTCTTCTAAGGCAGTTTCATACATTTCTTTTCCGTCTGCATAAATTTCAGCAGAGTCATTTCCAAAAGGAAGTCCATCAAGTGTAAATGCCTTTCTTGCTTCCCCAACATACATCATATAAAGCCCTAAAGCCATTTGAAGAAATAATTCATCTTCATATGTAATATCATCAAGAATAGGTCTCACCATAAAGTCAACTATATATGTTCCTGAAGTTTGGGCATATATAGTTTTTGTTCTAGTATTATAATCCCAATTAAAGGCAACTTCAGTTTCACCTCCATATATAGGATTAAAATAATTTATAGAAATTATGTTTTGAACAAGTCTTCCATCAATTTCTTTAATTTTCATTTTTGTATCATTAGTCTTTAATTCAAATCCAAATTTTCTATATTTTATAGGTTTAAAATTTCCATAATGCATTAAGGTCTTTTTTATAATTCCTTCAAGAACTGGTCTTTTAACTTCGATATTTTCATATCCTAAAAAATATTGATTTGAATTTATAAAACAGTATTCGTCAAGTTCTTCAATAGTCATATAAGTTTCCTTTTATTTTATAAAATCAATATTATTTATTAACTCTATAAAATAAAAGAGGAGATTTAACTCCTCTTAAATTAGTGATTAAGCAAGTTTCTCTAAAAGAGAACCTTTTTCACCAGCTTTTACATTTTCATTTGCTTCGGCATCTTCACCATCAGCATCTTTTTCACCATCTACATCAGCAGCAACATCTGCAACTTCTGGAGTGTCTGAACTTTCTGTCATACTAAGATTTTCAGTATCACCTAAAAGTCTTTCAGCTAACATAGTTTTCTTAGGAGTTTGTGTTCTTCCTTCAGATTTTTCATCTTTTTTAGCATCTTCACCATCGGCATCTTTTTCATCTTCATCATCAAGAATATCATCATCACCATCTAAATCTGCATCACCATCTAAATCTGCATCAGCATCTTCACCATCGGCATCTTTTTCATCTTCCATTTCTTTAACTTTAGCTTCAACTTTTGCATCAACAAGTTTAGCAAGTTCTTCATCAAATGCTTGAATTTCTTCTTTCATTATGATTAAGTTACCCTCTGCTTCTAAAGACTCAATTAATTTTTCTGAAAATTTAGCTTCAACTGCTTCTAATTCTTCATTTGTTAAAATTGTCATATCAGCTTCTTCAAGTTTTTCAACCATAGCATCTTCAGATAATGTTAATTTTTCAACCATTTTAGCTTCAACTGCTTTTAATTCTTCATTAGTTAATACTGTTAAACCAGCAGTCTCTAATTTTTCAACCATAGCATCTTCAGAGATGATTGCTTTTTCTTGAATTTCTGCAAGTTCAGCTTCACTTAAAACTTTTTTACCAGCTTCAGCTATAACAGACTCTGCCATTTCAACTGTTACATCTTTTACTACTTTATACCCTAAATCTTCTAGAGTTTCTATTGCTTTATTAACTGAAAATTCTTCTTTGAAGTTTTCAATTACTGCTTTTCTTTTATCTACTATCATAAAATTTTCCTTTTATATGTTTTAGTTATTTAATTACTACTTGTTTTCTTTGAATTTCAATGTTTAAATTTTCATTAAATTCATCTGCAAGTTTTGCTATTGCTTCAAGAGTTTTTTCTCTTTCAGAACCTATTACAATTTTGTCTTCGTGAACTTCAATTTCAACAAAATCATTATCTAATCTTTCTGCAAGTTCAGCAAAATCAACTTTTTGAGGAGCATCTTCATTTGATATAGCACCTTTAGAAGCAATTTTTAATGTTTCTTGATCAACTACTTCAACATCATAAACATCAGCAAATAGTGATATAAGCATCATTTTTAAGTTAGTTGCACCGATTGTAGTTACCTTTACAGTATAACCACTTCCATCTGAGATGATATTTGCATCATCTTTTACATAAATTTTTAAAAAATCAATTAAATCTAAGTCTGCATTGTTAGTTTCTTGTACACCAAGAACTAAAGTACCTTTATCTTCTGAGAAAGGTATTCCAAACGACTCAGCAATTTTCTTGATTTGTTCAAGTTTTTCTTTCATAATAATTCCTTTGGATTATTTAGTTTCTGAAGCTTTTTTTCTTCCTCTTCTTGGAGCAGGAGTTTTAACTTCTTCATCTTTTGTTTCTTCAACTTTATTTAATGGTTGTTTTTTAACTGGAGCTTTCTTTGGAGCTGGTTTTTTAGCTGGAGTTTTTGTTTCTTCAACTTTAGTTTCAACTTTTTCTTCAGTTTTTGTTTCTTCAACTTTTGATTTTACTTCTTTAGCAACTTCTTTAGCTAAATCTTTAATCCCATCAACCACATCATCAGTTTTTTTATTCACAGTCTCTTTAATTTTAGTATTTAAAGACTCGTTTACATCACTAATTTTTAATTCAATTCCAGATAGAATTTTACCATCGTGATTTATCTCGACAACTGTTTCGTTTACTTTAAAGAATGTCTTTTTACCTGAAGTTATTTCTATTAAATCTTTCGGAGCAACAATGTCTCCCATCTTTTCAGCTATTGTAATTTGTGAGTCTTTAGGGTTCAATCCAAAAGTTTCACTTGGAGTTCTTACAACTACGTGAAGATCTGATATATTAGTAACTTTAAATTCTTTCAATTTCATATATTTTATCCTTTTTCAATTTCAAATTTCCTTTTAAAATAGGTCACTTTTTAAGGCGAGTTCGTCTATTCTTTTAATTTTTTCGCATGTTTTTAAGAAAAGTTTAAGGGAGAATAAACTCCCTTAGATTAAATCTCTAATCGGAGAAGCTTATGCTTCAACGATTTTTAATTTAGTCATTAATGTTCCAACAGGAGCATCAATACCAGCTTGCATTGCTACAGCTTTTTGAGATTTAAGTGGATTATGATCCATACCATCCATCATATTTGTCACATATAGTGGTAAATATGGAGAGAATACTACTGGACTATCAAAGAATGAACTACCTTTAGAAATGATTACCATTTCATCTGCAGGAAGAGCCATACTTCTAATAACAACTTTACCATCTAAAGTACCAAAGTAATGTGTACCAAGTACAGCATTTTGTTGTTCTTCAGCAACAAATCCAGGCATAGTTCTTAAAGTTGAAGAAGCAGTTGTACCAGCTATAATAACTGATGCACCATTCATTCTACCAGCATTACCTAAAATTTGAGCTTCAGCACTTGCTAATGCATCAAAGAAAGTAAGTTTGTGTTCTGTGTAAGAAACACCAGTTGGAGCTTTTTTATTCCACTCTACAGTACCAACAGCATTGATATAAGCAGTTAAAACAGCATTGTTTGAAGTTTCAGCATTTAATTCTTGAACTAGATCTTTTGCAATCATTTCTTCAGGATTAATACCAAATCTTTTACTCATTGCGAATGATTTGAATAAACCAATTTCACTTCTAAGTGCAAAATCTTTTGCTTTGATCATTTTACTTGTGTACTCTGTATTTACAGTAGGAATTTCATCCATTCCTTCAAAATCAGTAGAGTATGCTTGAGTAATTTCAGCACCATCTGCAGGAGCATCATTAAATTCTACAGTTACAGCACCAGTTGAATAATTGATTGTACCTTTAGTAATACCAACACCAACAATATTTCCTTCACCATCATCAATACCTTTTACTGATGTACCAGCAATAGAAATTGTAATTGTTCTTTGAAGAACAGGAGAATATTTTACAGTATATGCAAATTTAGTTGTTTTACCATCACCAGTAGCTTCAACTTCACCAGTAATTGTAGAACCAGCAAATTGACTAGCAACAGTTTGTCTACCACCCATACCAGTTACAAGGTTTTGCTCATCTTTAACATTACCTCTGTTTGTTTTAGCAACAATGTTTTTAAACCAGATTGTTCCTTGAACATCATCAAGTGGTTGAACAGATGCGAACATTGGAATAACTGAACTTGTGTTTGCAGCAGTAATTACATCAAGTGCAACATTTGGAAGAACACCTAAATCACCTTGTCCACCATTTGACTCAACAAATGATTGCCATTGAGAATAGTTTTCTAATTGTTTACCGAATGCATAGATATCTTCAGTTGTTATACTTCTTGTTTTACCAACAGTCGCTTTTGACTCGTAAAAGTCCATATATTCTTTGTATTGTGAATAAAGCTTATCAGCTTGTTCATTTATGTTTTTTACTTCCATAAATTTTCCTTTATTTTATTTTAAATTATTTATATTCGGGAATATTGATTATTCCGATTAATGGTAAAAATATTACCAAAACTTTGATTTATATTATCAATTAAGATAATCCCATTTTGTCAAAAGACAAAATTCATAGCTAACTTATTTCTATATCTCAAAGCATTCTTTGCTACCTAAAAATATATTTATTGTTAAACTAATTTGCTTAATCTTTCTTTAACTTCGTTTTTCTCAGCTTTATCTTTAAACGAAACATCAAACCCTACTGGAGCAACTTTAGCTTCAGATTGTTTTAATATCTTTGTATGTCTAGCAAGTTGAGCTTCAACTTCAGTTTCATCAAATTTTTCACAAAATTCAACTACAGTTTGTTTTTCAACTCTAAATTTTTCTTGTAAGAATTTAACTTTATATTCTTTCAAGCTATTTACTTTATTTATAGTCTCATTTAACTGTTTTTCAGTTGTCTCAAGTTTTTCACCAATTATATCTTTTTCTTTACTTAAAGAAGAAATTGACTCTTTTAATGGTGTCATATCAACATCAGGTTTAATTGAATTTTCTAAATCAGAATAAAGTTCTTGAATTTGTTTTAATTCTTGTTCTAACTCTTCATTCTTTGCTTCAACTTCAGAAAGTTTAGTTTTTAACTCTTCATTTAAAGGGTTTTCAACTTTTTCAACTTTTGTTTCCACAATTTTTTCAGGTTCTCTTGAGTCAATTATTTTAACTTTCTCAGAAAGACTTTCAACCTTTGCTTCATAGTTATTTAACTCTTCATTTTTTCTATTAAGAGATCTAGATAATGTTGCTACAGTTTCCTCAAGAGATTTAATTTCAGTCTCTTTTTCGTTTGCTTTAACTTCAACTTGTTCTAATTCTTCTGATAAAGATTTATTTAAACTAGCTAAAAATTCAACTTGTTTATTAAGTAAATTTTCACCATTACTAAAATTCTCTATAAGACTTTCTGACTTTTGAGCTCTTTTTTCTAGCTTTTCATTTTCAGACTTTAATTTTTGAGCTTCATAAAAACTTTTAACTAATGTATCAATAAAATCTTCATTATCTACATCTTTTGAGTCTTTAGTCTCATCATTATCGTCAGTCTTGTTATTATTTATATCAATAATTTTAAGAATATATTTAGAAAGTTCTTGTAAACTCTCATCAACATCATCATTTATTACATCTTCGGCGAATTTACCAATTTGAGTTATTACACTTTTATCAAAAATATCATCAGAAGTTAATCTAACAAACTCTGCATATCTTTCAGCATATCTAACATCATATCTTAAGAATTTTAACATCAATTCTAAATAAGAAACAAATTGTTTCAAATGTTTAAAGTCATCTTTTTCTGTTGAAGTAATAATATCAAATGACGAAAATTCTTTTTCATCTTCATTGATTAAATAATCAATTTCTTGTCTTAGTCCTTCTACAATATTAATTAGTTGAACTTTATCAAGTGCTTCTAATTTATCCATTTTTATCCCTTTATCCATATCAGATGCTTCTTGAATTAAATTACAAACTCCATCTTTACATCTAATACCACTTTCTTTTAACTTATTTAAGTCTTCCGAAAAGCTTTCTTTTAATTCAGGATTTGTACCTAAAAATCCAGGATTAAGAACAAAATCAATAGACTCCATTTCAAAATCATTTTCATTTAGTTTTTTATATTTCATTCCATCTTTTTCTACAGTTTCATTTGAAAAACTTCCGAATGCTCTTGTTGAAACATATGGTTTACTTCCTGTTCTAAAGATTGTATTAAGAATTCTACCAGCTGGTGTATTAAGGATATGATATTCAACCATTCCTACTTTACCATCATATTCTATTTTTGCAACTTTAGCAGCAACTGCTCCAGATGCTAGTAATTCATCAAGAGAATAATTTTCAGGATGCCCTATACAAGCAAACATTAAACCTCTTTCTAAATTTCTCTTAGTATCTGGGTTCTTTAGTGCATTACTCCAAAGATTTTTTGGGTAAAATCTTCCATTTCTACTGAATGAGTCCCCAAAAAATGATTCTCCTCTAACAATACCTAAAATTTCTTCGTGGTATTGTTTTCCGTTGCTCTCTATAAGTTCAACTTTTGGAGTTTCTGAAGCTTCATAATTATATTGAAAATCCCAATTTTCAACTATTCTTTCTCTCATATTTTTTCCTTATAATACTCTATTCAATTATTAAAAAATAGTCAAGTAAATCCTGAGCTTTTTTTATATCTTTAGTTGTTTTATCAATAGCTTTATTTAAGGCTGAAATTTCTATATCATCAGCATTTCCTAAATTATTTGATAGAGCATTTAATGTTAGCTTTGAAAACTTTTTAGACTTTTTAATTTTATCAAGCGAAATTGATGCTCCGTGACCACCATTTCCAACTCTTTGTTGTATTCTTTTAAAAATCTCTTCTTCATCTCCACCATCTACATAAATTAAAACAGTTTTAAAATTATGTTCTTTAGCTTTCTTTAACTTATTTATAGTGCTTTGTAAGTTGGCAGAAGTCCCTTGTTGAATAAAACTCTCAGAACCCTTTAAAAGCTTATCAACTTCATCTTGTAAGATTTTAACAGCCTTTGCAACTTTTTTATCACCAGTTGTATCTCCAAGATCTTTTTTAATATCATCAACATCTATGCTAGTTACATCTGCAAAATGTTTATCAATAAAATAGCTTTTACCAGATCCTACAGAACCAGCCATAATTATATAAAGTGGTTCTTTTGAAGTATTTATAATGTCTTTTAAAGTCTTCGTATCAACTTCTTTAGCTTCTTTAATTTTTTTATAAACTAGATTTAGAAATTGTGTATCATCGATATCTATATCTTTCGATGGGTCAATTACCATTAAATTTGTAGTTGGTAATGTTCCAAGATCTCCTTGACCACCATTTGTTTGTTGTGATGAAGTTTCTCCACCATCCTGATTAAGAGAAAAATTAAGGTTAAAAAGATCTTCAACTATCATAATTGCTTCCCAAGTTCTAAAATAGAGATATTTAAGATTGAAATTTTAGAACCTCTAGGTGTAAAAAACTTTAAAAATAATTTAGAATTGTCTAATACTGTCGTATGGATTGAAAAAGTTTCTTCAGTAGGTTTTCCCCAAGAATATCCTAATCTCCCAAATGAACCGATTTGTTTTTCTTTTTTATCCTCGCCAATTTCTGATATTAAGCTAACATTAAAACCAGTATTATAACTTTTTCTTTGTATTGTACAAGTTATAAGAAAATTTCCCTTTCTATTAAATTCAGGTATTTCTAATATGGCTGGTTTTTTATTTTCAACAGCATATTTCTTAAGAGTATTATCTTTTTGATAACTCCCATCAAATTTATTTTCAAATGGATAATTATCAAGACAATCTTTTTCATCATTTGAAAAAGAAAATCCATAAAAATTATAATATTGGAAGTATTTATCCGTTGCTAATTCATTTCCACCATTGACGATTTTTTCAGATACTGTTCTTGCATCTGTTGATTTTTTTACTTCAGTATTAACAATAATATCTTTTTGCTTCTGTTCTTGAACTTTCATAATTTTTCCTTATATTAACATATTTTTTATGATAACACTCACATCTTCTTCAAATATATTTTCTTTAATAACTGTTATATCATTATCAAATTTATTTGCTTCCTCTTCTGACATTTCAGAAATGTCATTTGAAAGGTTTTTTGCTTCTCTTAGAGAATAATATAACATCTTTGGATCAATAAAAAAGTCAAAAACTTCCTCAAGATTTGTTCTAGTATTATCATCTAAATTTCCATAAATATATGCTTCTGTGAGTTTTTCTTTAAGCTTATACATATCATCGTTAAAAAATTCAAAGATTTGTAAAAATTGACTAAGTGCTTCAATATCTGGTTCATAATATTTTAATTCAAGAATTAAATGTGTCTCAATACTATTTAAACCAAATAAAGCATCAGTTATGATATCTAAATCATTTTTATTTTCTCTTAAAGCATTAAATCTTCCAAGGGCTTTATGAAATCTTTTTCCTTGTGTGCTTTGATGCCATTTTTTAATTCCCTTTTTTAGTTGGGTCTTATTTCTTCTCCAATTATTTTTCATATCTCTTGACTTTTTTCTATCAATAGATTTTTTAACAATTTGAAGTTTTTTCCTTATCGTTTTTTCATCAAACGATAAGGCTTCGAACATAGTTAAATCTTGTTCATTTTTAAATTTCATCTTTTATCCTTATTAAAAGTCATCATCTTTTTCACCAGCATTTTCTTTTAATGTAAAAAGAGAAAAACCAGTTAAATTTTCAAAGTTACTATTATAAAATTTGACAATATCTGGCCAATTTACTTCAGCATATTCACTATCTTCAAAATCTTCAACAAAAGATTTAAAATTATCCATCATACTGATCATAATATCAATATATTCTAGTCTTTCTAAATCATCAGTATTTAAAATATTTAAGAAGCTAATATCAATATCTTCTTTTAAGTAGTTTGTAAATCCATTATTAACTAAATGAATATAAAACATTGTTTGAAGACCATCTTGTACTGCGAACTGAATTGATTTTAATTTTTTAGTATATCTAATGTGATCTTTTATCATCTCACCTTTAGAACCATCTTCATCAAGGATTGATGTTGGAATACCAATAGTTAAAAATACATTCTTTCTAATATCCATAATTTTTTCAAATACATCATCAAAATTATCATTTTCGCCAAAATCAATAGTTTCAATCGAACCTTTATCACCAAACATCGGCATAACTTTAATATCACCAACTTTACTTCTAAGTTCTCTTAAAATTTCCTCTTCATCATCTTTAACATTTGTTTTTGTTAAAGTTTTATTAATCATTCTTTGAAAAACTGAAGCTATTTCCATTGCATCAGATGGTTTGGTTTTATTTGGAACAGATACTCCTAATAATTTTGTTTTAACAAGGTTATTTATAAATTGCTGAGGAATTATTTCTTCAAGGAATTTAAGTTCTTTTATTAAACCAAGAACTGGATACACAACAGATTTACCCATTCTTAAATGTAGAACTTTATTATCAAGTCCTTCAAATTTCATCTTTAATCTATTTCCTGGTAAACTAAAATAAACATATTCAGTAGGTTGTACTGTTTCAAGTTTTTTGTCTTTAACTGTTAAGAAATAACTAATTTCGCCATCGTTGTAAACTGGTAATAAATTTGCAATATCAACATCATCGTGTATATTAATAATTCCCTTTAGTTTTTCACCACTTTGATAAGAATTTACATCAATTCTTAAAGCATATTCACCATAAAGTAAAATATCGTGAGAAATATCAGTTATAATTTTTTTCAAATTCATAGTATTTACAAAATCCATAAGGAATTCTGATGCAACCTCGTCTTTTTCACCTTTACTGTCTTTAACCTTAACTTTAAATAAATCTTTTCCATTAGTTGGGTTCAACCCATCTTCAATTATTCTATCAATTATTAATTGTGTAAAATAAAAATTTTTAATATTATCTAATTGTTTAATAAATTCTGCTTTATTTTCACCAATTTCAAAAAAGTTTAGAGCAAGTTCCTTAACATTTTTATCAATGTTTGGATCGTTCTTCATTTTTTGGAGTTGCATCTGGTCAATTTGAGCAAATGAAGTTCCACCGAATGCTTTTTTATAAGCATCGGTTGTTAGTTTATTAAAAGTATTATAAACTCCGTCAAATAATCCCATTTTCATCCTTTTTTATTTTCAATTTTATAATAGTATTTATTAGTTATAAAAACCTATTAGAAGAATTTATCAATACTTTTTAGAGCATCCTCATCGTTATTTCTTTGAAAAAGTTGAGCAATCTCATTTGGTTCAACCATTTCATCATATTTTTCAAGCCCTCTTTTCATATCTTCAACAAAATCTTTACCATTTACTGGATTGAATTCCATCTTATTTAAAAGACCCCAAACAACTTGAACTACAGCATCGGAGATATCCTTAGATCCTTTAGTTCCATCAGGGTTCCATTCAGGGTGATCCACTTTTTTAGGGTTCTCTCTAAGGTTTATTAACTCCCTAAAAAGAATGCTATTAAATGGCATAAATATTTTTTCTTCCATAACATAATTTCTAAATTCATAATAACTATCTTTCTTCAAGTCAACTGAATGTTGAACAGCTTTATAGTCATTATCATTTAAGGTTTGTAACATATCAGTAGATTGAAATCCATCTGATACAACTAAATCAATACTAACTCCTCTATCGTGTAAATCATATATAAACTTTCTTATATCTGATAATTTTATTTTTTGTTCTGCTGATGGTATTATTCCAACAGCAAAATCTATCATAAGTTCGTATTCTTTTTCATTTCCATTTTCTTTAAACTTATGAATATGCCCCATAGCTAAACCAAATCTATCCCCATTTAAAGCGATATCCATTCCTATAACTCTTTGTGCTCCAGGACTTAAAATATCTAAGCTTTTTGTATTGAACATATCAATTAAATCAGCACCATTTGGTAATTCTATAACATCTGTGTTAAAAGATGTTACATCCATAACTTGTCTTAACATATCTTTACTGTAGAAAAAACTTCTATCAGCTGAAATACTAATCCCCATAACATCTCTAATACCAGAATAAATATCAATACTAAATTCTGATAAGTGTTCAATAGGAACATCTTTAATTTCATTTGGTTGTGATGCTAATTTTTCAGCCATTTCCATATCTTCAGCAGTTTTAACAATAAATGGTTCGGCAGTCATATTTCCTAAGAAAACTCTAAATGTTTCTCCAGAATAATCTGTAACTCCAGCTTTAACTTCATATCTTGCTGCTTGAATTCTTTGGATCTTTTCAGGATCAATTCCTAATTCTCCACCCTTTGCCATTTTCATTAAATCGGCAATAATACTTCCATCAGTATCGGCTGATGAAATAATTGATGGACAACTTGGCCAACGATCTCCACCTAAAAGAAATCTTGAGTTTACTCTGTTTAGTGCTTCCGTAACAAGTTCTTTTGCAAGTCCTTTTTGAATACTATCATATCTTGCAATTTCATCAATTAAGAAAGTAATAGCATTTAAACCAACCAACCCTCTTTTTCTTGTAGTGGTAGTAATATCAATATTTTTTATAAAAAGACTTGATTTTGTATTATTGTTAAATTTACTAACGAAAAAAGGACTTCTTCTAATAAGAGAAATCATTGGATCATAGTTTACTTGTTCAACTGCTTCCTTTGTAGAGTTCATTAAAACCCCAACAATCTTAGCAGATTTTTGTAACCTATAATGTCCTTGTGGATCTTCAAGACATAAAAGTCTAGCTAAATCATATAAGAACATAATCATTGCTGCTGTCGATTTACCAGTACCAGTTGCAGAGTCCATAATAATAAGTTTTTTTCTATTATGCTCTGGGAATGGAGTAGGGTATATCTCAACTAATTTTCTTTTCCAAAAAGGGAACAAAGAGTCTTTGAAAGATTGTCCTAAATAATAATCATCATTTATAAAATCGATTATTGTAGGAGGTATTTCTTCATAACCATTTTGTTTAGCATAAGTAGAAAAAATCTTTTTCAAATCTCTATTTGAAACTTTTTCCATACTTAATCCTTTTTAACCTCTTTTGGTTCTTCCTCAACTTCATTTAATTGAGCATTAATAGCTAAATCAAGGAAGCCCTCATTTTTCATAAGTTTATCTAATACATCACCAACATCACTATCTTGATCAGCAGCATTCATATCACCTTTAGCATTAAGAGCCATAATACTAACTTCAAGATTGTCAAAATCAATATCTTTTTTAATATCTTTAAGCATTCTAAATGAGTCTGTTTTCATAAGTCTTGTATTTGTATATAAAGCCATTAAATCAGATTTATCAAGTTCAGCTATTGTTTCATCTGAGAATAATTCATCTTCAATTTTAGAAAGAAATCTCTCTAATTTTAACATTTTATGAGAAAGTTGTTTTGCTTGTGCTGCTAGTGCAAGGTCAATAGATATTTCAGTATTTGAAATAATCTTAGCTATGCTTCTATCAGGTATTTTATTATGTCTTAGAAGATCTTCATTTGATTGTTCTAAGGTTTGTGTAAATTCATTTGCTTGACTGAAATGATCTGATGATTGTTTTTCCATCAAAACTGATGGTTCGTTATCATCCATTACATCAGCAACAATTATTGCATCTTGCATATTATATCCTTTAAGTTGTCTTTAAGTTATAATATTTATAGTTGATTAACTATGGTAATGGAGCAAGAGATTTTACTTGTTGTAATTGGTTATCAAAATAAGGTTCTAAAGTTTCTTTTATTAACTTTATTTTTTCAAGAATAATTTCATTTTCTTCTTCGCTTAAAACTGTCTTTTGAATAGGTATTGAAAACTTCCCAGAATAATTAAATTTTATTTCTATGTCTTGCAGATAAAAAATTAAAAAACCTTGAGAAAAATAATATTCAATTCCAGTGTTTTTAAAAATATCTTTAGTTTTTTCATATATTACAAATGTTTTAGATTTTTTAATACTAACTGAACGAGATACTGCTCTTTGTATAAGTTTTTTAATCTCATTTTCTGGTTGAAGTAATTTGAACTCTCTTCCATTTATAAAAGCTTTAAGTTCGAAAATATAAAGTTCTTGAACTTCATCCTTATATTTGAAAATTATAATATCTTTAAATTCATCAATAATATTATAATTTTCTCTTATATAATTAAAAAGTTCTTCTTTTTTCATAACTCAATTACACCAATATTATTAACTTCAATATCTTTGCGAGTAAATGTTAATTCGTCTGGTAATAGGTATGACTTGATTACATTCCCAATTTCATATGTTTCAACTTTATAGTCACCGACTGCAATTATTTTATCAGTCATAATAGCATATTTTCTACCAGTTTGTATATCAGTAATAAAAGAAAGTTCATTCACACCAGACTCTTCAGGTACTCCTATAAAAGTCCCATTAACTGTTATAATTTCTGATGCTAAAAAAGTATCAATTAATTTAATATCTTCACTTGAAGCCTTTATACATCTTTGTGTAATTCTTCTTAAAATTCCATTTTTCATTTCCATATTTCACCCTTTAATCTTTATATAATAGTATAACTAAGTTTTACTTAAAAAGAAGTTAAAGAAATTTTTTAAGTTCTTTTAACTCTTTTTTCCAAATTGTTTCAATTTTTGTTTTTTGTAAAGTATCAAATTCTTTTTCAACTTTAGCTAATTCTTTTTCTAACTCAGCTATTTTTTCTTCAGTTAAAGAAAAAAGATTTAATCGCATATGGTCTTCAAAAAACTTAATATTATAATCTTCACATTGTTTAGCAACATTTTCTTTACTTCTCTTATCAATTATAATTTTATCATCAATTTTATATTGAATAAATTTTAACCTATCTTTTAAGAAGTCTATCTCTTTTTCTAAACTAACTAATCTAAATTCTTTTCTCTTTTTATAAAGTTTCAAACGAATATCAATATAATCTTTTAATAAATCTATCTCATTTTTAAATACTCTAATTTTAAGATTTTCATCAATAGTTGTAAAGTTTTCTGTTGATGGTTTATATAATTTAAGTTTATCAATTATTTTTTCATCTTCTAATTTCATAAAATCTAAGCTAACTGATACTTCAAATTTGAAGCAATCATCTTCAGATAAATCCTTATATTTTTTAATAACTTTCTTTTCAAGTAGTTCTTTTAGAACTTTTTTATAAGTTTTTAGGTTATATCCAACTGGCAATTCAGTAATAATAATTGTTCCTCTGCCATTTCTTTCAAAAGTACCCTTTACTCTATGACTTAAATCGTCACTAAAAATAGTTCCCTTAAAGTTTTTATAAAATGGAAGAATTTTAGTAGGAAGTTCTTTTCCGTTCAAATACTCTTCCAAAATATTTACAATTTCTTTTGGGTCTCTCGGAAGTATTTTTTGAGCAAAACCAGGAGAAACACCTAAAGAACCATTTATTAAAACAAATGGAATAATAGGAATAAAATATTTTGGTTCAATATCACTTCCTTCAAATTTTTGTATTTCAAGAATATCAAAATCTTCTTTTCTAAAAATATAATCAATAGCTTTTTCTTTAAATGTATAGATGTATCTACTTGCAGATGGTGCTGGTGAAAATCTTGTACCAAAATTCCCCTCTGGATATAAAATATTAAGGTTATTTGATCCTACAAAATTTTGTGCTAGATTACAAATTACACCCTCTAGGTTTGTTTCTCCGTGTATAAATTCTGTATGTTCAGACACTAACGATGTTAATCTTTGTACTTTATATTCATTTGTAATATTTTTATCAAGAATAGTATATACAACTTTACGAGATGAATTCTTCAACCCATCAACATAAGAAGCAATTTTTCTTAAATTATCATAAGAAGCAAAATTTACATATTCGTTACCAAAGAAGTCTTTTACATCTTTGGTTTTTCTTGTAGGTTTTGTTATTTCAGTTGTTTCAAATTCATCTAAAAATTCCATTTATATTCCTTATAATTGATTAATATCAAAGCTATTTTCTTTTATTAGATGTTTTCTTACATCAACTTTCTTCTTATGTAACCAATTATCAATAACTTCAGTTGAAGAAATTTCAATTTTTACACACATTTCATCTAAACCATCTTTTTTTATTACAAGTTTTAAATCATCTTTTTTCCAAGATCCAAACCCTTTGTAATATTTCATCACTTCAGATGTTGATGTTTTTACTTCATCATTTAAGTCATAAACCCATCTAATAAGTTTCTTTCCTTTCTTAACTCCAATAATAGGAGTTTCAAAACGATAAATTCTATCTTTATACTCAGGTAAAAATCTAACAATAAACCCTATAACTAAACCAGCAATATGATGACCATCTAAATCGGCATCAGTGGCTATAACAATTTCTTCAAAGTTTTCTTGTTTTAAAATTGTGTATAATTCACTTAACTCTGTTGAACTTTTAATTTTAGATGGGCTTAATTCCCAAGCATTTGTAGGAACACCCTTTAATTCATAAAATCCATTTTCATACCTACCCAAAGTTGGTATTAATCCTCCAGCAGCAGACTCTCCCTCGCATATAAAAAGTCTTTTTTTATAATGAGTTGGTTCTGTATATTTATCAATATTAAGAGCCTTTGTTGCTGTTGCCAACTTCTTTAATTCAACACTTTCTTTAACTTGTTCTTTTAATCGAAAGTATTCTGTAATGTTAAGCATAAGATTTTCATCTTTTAAAAGTTGCTTAACAACTTTAGTCCAATCAACCCCATCAAAGAATTCTCTAAATGTTGCTTGTGAATTAGATACTTCTACTTTTTCTTGACTTGTAAATTCTAAAGCCCCAAATTTTCTTATAACAACCATTAACTTCATTTTATTTTTTATGTCAGCTGGTTTTATTGTTTTAAACTGCTTTTGGAGTTTTTCTCTAATCGGTGGTATAACTTTTTCTAATATATACTCAATATGAGTACCACCATTTTTTATATAAAGACCATTGACTATTGATAACTGAGAAAAATCATCAGTCTCATTAGCTTCAATCCTTATTTCAAAATTATCATTTTTTATTTCACCAATCTTCATTCATTTCCTTTATAGGTTGATTTCTTCTTCAACCTCTTCTTCTATTTTATAATCTTCATTTATAAGAAATGGTTCACCATTCAGTGATAATATTTCACAATCTTTACCATAATGAAAAGATATTTTATCTCCTCTAGCAAAAATATCAGAACCATCTATTTCTATTTCATCTTCTGTCAGTCTTTCTTCTAACATATCATTAAATCGTTTGAAAAGTTCTTTGTTAAGTAAAAAATCTTTAGTCATAATAAAACTCCTTTGTTTATAAGTATATTATAACTAAATTTTACTTAATCTTTACTTAAAGATCTATATCTATTGTTAAAGTTTCAAGAGACTCGTTCATATTCCAGTCAATCGCACCTTTAGTATGCATATCAGTCGCTAAAATAGTTAGAAGAATTATTGCTTTTTCTTCGGGAACAACTTTAAAGATTGCTTTAAAGTCTGACTTTTTATAAGTTAAAGCTATTTGAAGAGGTTTTTCAATTTTCCCTTTTTTAACTTTCTTTAAAATTAAATCAACACCCTTTGATAATTTATATTCTATCTCTTTAAATTCTAAACTTGTTCTTTCTTTCATTCTTGAAAAAATACTATGGTCTTTAGAATTATTAAAGAAAATATTCCATTCTATATCATTTTCAGTTCCAACATATTTTAGCTTTTTAAAAGTAATTTTTAAAGCTTCATAAATTTCTCGTATCATTTTAAAATCCTATTTCTTTTGGTTTTATTAACATACCATTAAAATTAAATTTAATTTCGGGATAAGTTAATGCTAACATATTTATCCTTGTTAAAATAGCAATTCTTTCTCCTTTACCAAATTTAGAAACACTAAATCTACTAAAATCTGGGAATGCTGTAACTTCAACTCCTGTGGTTTTTATAGCACTTTCTTTAAGTTCAAAATCGCTTGAGTTATTTTTCCAATTACAAACAATTTTCTTACCAGAATTTTTGTTTATACCTATAAATTCTTTTGAAAATATATTTGTTAAATAACTTCCAACACCATTTGCACCAGCTGATATTCTTTTACTATCATCAAAGTTGCTTCCTGCTCTCATTGAACCCCAAGCAACTTCACAAGAGTATTTAACATTTCCGTCGTGATCTTTTATTGTAGAATTTGGAATACCTACTCCATTATCTTCAATTTTGAAATGATCGTCCTCTAAAAATATAGAAATTTTAGGGCTTCCTTTAAAATTATTATCAACAAATGCATCAACAGAATTATCAAGTATTTCTTCTACAATTTTAACCAATCCAGGAACATATTGAATTTTATCTATGATAAATTTGTTTTCTTCTTCAGAAAACACAAATCTCAATTCACTCACATTTTTCACAGCACCAATATACATATTTGGTCTTTTTAAACAATGTTCTACTTCAGTCATAAGCTGAATATTTCTTGTACTCATTATTTTCCTTTATTCTTTTTTATAATTAAGCAAAGAAGAGTCACATCAGTTATCATATGAAATTCTCCATTTAATAAAAATTTTAAACCTCTTAATTCAGAATAACTAAGTTGTAACTCCAATTTATCACCATATATGTCTATTTTTAATTTAAACTCTTGATTTCCATCTTTAAAGCTTAGTAAAGTAATATCATCAAGTTTAGGTTCTTTTATAATTTTTTCAACTAAATACAGTAACCTAAAATTTGGCGAATTCATAATTATATTATATAATTCTTTTTTATTCAAATCTTAACCTTTATTTTAGCTAATTAAAGCTTAATTATATATTAAAGTAATTCTTTAATTTTACTAATTTTTTCTATTAATATTTTAATTTCAGTCTCATCAAAACCATCTTCAATAAGATAAGCTAATTCCACTTGTAAAATATCTCTTAAAATATCATTTGTTGGGATTTGTTTAAAAGTTATATGTAATGTATCTAACTGAGATAAATCATCTTCAACTAACTCACTCAATAAAACCTTTCTTTTTCCATCAAATAATTGTATATCATAAGGTATTAATCCAATGATATAAAATATTCCTTTTTCATCAATTTGAATTTTCGTACCCATCGGATATTTATATAATTCATCCAATGATATTGTTTTTGTTTCCATAATTATAATCCTTTTCTTTATTATACTATAAAATAGCTTAAAATAAGCTTAATTAAAAATAAGTTTATCGATATTGAAAAAAATAAAAGCACCAATAATTTGTACTATTATTAAATCGATATATTCTTTATTCTTAAATTTATTAGTTACTTTATACTTATTTAAAAAATATAATGGAACCATCATCACAAATGCTGAAAAAATCCATCTTAATAAGTACACCCCAAATGTTGTTGAAAAATAATCCATTTTCTCTCCTAAAAATCTATTATAGCTTCATTTCTATATTCTTCTATTTGCCTAAACTCTTTTATTCGTTCGGCGACCAAGTGACGATGGCAAAATTCTTCCGGAGTTTCATAACACAGAAGAAATATATTTGTATGACCTTTACCCAAAGCCCTATTTTCATATTCTTTAATTATTTCAAGAATATCTATTTTATCCAAAAGTAAATTAAAATCTTCAATATAACCATCTCTAGTTGACGATAATATTTTAGGAGTTGGTGCTAAACGAATATCCTGTAAATCTACAGCTTTACCAATTCCGAAAGGTATAAATCTTGATATGCTTATTTTATACCCTTTCAAATTCCTTAAATTTCCATAATATGAAGTGTACCAATTTAAACCATTCATATCTCCCCCTAAAGCAATAATTTTGATGACAGTGTGTTTAGTACTGGATCAAATATAAAAGAGTTATATCGCCATTTATAACCTATACTATATAGAAATGTTTTCATCTTATCAACTGGAAGTCCCATATCCCTTAATTCACTAATAACAAATCTCGGTTTTAAAGAAAATCCTTTTTCCTTTAATAATAACATAAATCTAAAGTTAGCTTTCTCATTAGCTGGTATAATATTTTCATTAGAAAGTTTTGATACTATATTTTTAATTTTATTTTCATTATAGATTTTAAAATTATAAATCTTTTTTATAATATCAGGAGTTTTTACACTTTCATTTAATAAAAATTCTATTTCAGTATCTTGGAGTGATAAAAAGTTTCTTTCTATATCAGATATCTTTTTATCATTATCCATTCCCTTTTTGAATTTAGTTGTCAATATTTCTACCATTCGTTTTTCATTTTCTTTATATTCTTTCTTATATTTACCAATAAACGACTCTACATATTTTTCATTCATTTTCGGGTCGTTTAGAAATTGAAATTCAAGAAGTTTTTTAAAGCTTGTATAATTATTATTACTTAAAAGATTATAAAGGGCTTCAATTTTAATCTGAAATTTAGCAAATCTGGATGGTGTAAAATTCCCATTCATATCAACATCAATTAAAAAACCAGTTTCTTTTTGATTAAAAAACTTTGTTTCAAGATCTCTTTCAAACTCAGCTAATAAAACACCATCTTCATATTGAAGATATTTTTTCTTTTCCTTTATATAATAATGAATATTTTTCGCATTTCTATTTCGCTTCATCATTTGTAAGCTACTAATAACATCAATAGAATTTCCCTCGTCAATATGAAAATGCCAATTTGACTCAAACTCCATACTAATACCAACAGTCAATGATGGAGAATAAATTAATACATCATAAGAGTCGCTTCCATCTTTAAAAGTTGAATATATAATTTCTTTTTCATCATCAGATGTACCAGAGTCAATAACTATAACTTTCTTTCCTCTAGTTTCAAGCATCAGTTTAATAGAATTTACTAAAGTTTTTGTATTACAAGAAATTGTAATAGTTTTCGTTTCTTTTTCAGCAACTTTTACAATTTTACTTAATAAATTATTAACATCTTTATATTCAACTAAGCTTGTTCTGTCTCTATATGAATTTTCAATAATATATCTATTTCTAGATCCTAAGAATTTATCTTCATAATTGAAAAGAAAGGCATCTAATAATACTAATTGTTTATTCAAAGAATAGAAAAATTTAATTTTATTCAAGACATTAAAGTTGTTTAAGCTATTTCTCGTATGAAGAAGTAAACTCATAAATTCGTCAATAATAACTAAGTCAAAATCTTTTAAGTCATACTTCCATAAACTATCAAATTGACAAACTAAATTATCTCCAACATTCCATTCAGTAGTTGAATATAATTTTAAACCATCATATTTCTCCATTATATCTTTTGCTATGCTTATTCTATTAGTAATGAATAACACCCTCTTATCAGTATTCTCTAGTATGTAATCAATGATATTAGACTTTCCACTACCCATTGGGGACTTAATGTTTAAAACTCCGTCCTCGTCCTTTAAAAAGCTTTTAATAAAGTTTTTCTTTCCATCAACCTTTAAGAATTTTTCTTTTACTTTTAATTTCTCCCCGATATAAGGTTTATCAATTATTTCTATTTTTCTTTGAGTATCTATTTCTTCAAAGTATTTCTTAACTTTCTTATGTTTTATAAGTTCTTTAAATAAGCTAATATTTTTCTTAGGATTAAAGTGTCTTAAAATAAACGGATAATCCTTGAAAAGAAAGTAACCTTTAGGAGTCTTTTCATTTGGATGTTGAAAAATAAACATATCATCTTTTTCATCAGCTATTGAAAATCCCAATAGATTTAATTGTTCGATTGCTATTTGAGTTATTTCATTATCTTGATGAATTGTTTGAAATTCTTGCTTTTCAATATGTCTTATGTATGGTTTTGGATTATCAAGTGTTTGAAATATTAAACTATTTTCTTGTAATGTGGGTGCTTGAAGTGCTCCAATTCTACTAACCGAAAGATCAATTTCAGCAACATTTCCTATTTTCCTTTGTATTTTATAGAGAAATTCTAATATACCATTTGTATCATTATGTCCCTCGACAAAGAATACTCCTTTCATATTAAAATTTGTATTTTCATCATAGCTTCTACTTTTACAAAGAACAAATGGAATATTTTCTTCAGTTAATGTTAAGATAACCTTATCTCTTGCTGCTATATTATAAACTTTATCCACATCTAAGACTATAAATTGAATTGGTTCCACAAGATGTTTTTCAAGAGTTTCCCTTGTTCTTTTTAATCTTTTATTTTTAATATTGAACCCTCTATTAAGATAATAAAAATTTTCTATTAAGAACGGAACTTCATCCATTGGAACTTCAATACTATTAAAAACAAATGTTTTATCATCAAAGGGAGAAGTTGGAGTTTTTGATTTTGTACCTGACTCAAAAACTGTAAATAATATTTTTTCCACTTTTTCTTCCATATAGTTTTCCTTATAAACCAGTTTTAATCTTCATATTATGAAAATCATAATTCCCATCACAATAACCTTGTTTTTTATAATCACACCATTGACAAAGAGGTGATGGATTTTTCTTAAATTCTTCAGCTTTTTCAACCATTAATACTTGTTCAAAAATATCTTTTTTAAGCTTAGGAATATCTTCTCTTTTGAATTGTTGATTAACAGTTTTATCGTGTTCAACAAAGCAAAACTCAGTTGTTATATAATCAACATCAAAGGTATAAAACCCCCATAATGCATATATTTTTATTTGTAATTCATTAATATCTTCCTTATATTTTCCTGATTTCCAGTCAACTATAAGTAAGCTTTTTCCTAATTCATCATAAGACATAAAGTCAATATACCCACGAATAATAGAGTCTTTTTTATAATCACTAACTTCAATTTCTTTTCCATTTAATGATATTGAAAAACCTCTTTCAACCATTTTATTATTTAAACTTTTATAATCTTTATATAAATCACTTTTTAAAAATTTAATTATGATATTATTGAAATCATTAATATCTTTTTCTTTTGATAATTTAAAATCAAAATTCGGTATCTGTTTATCAATAATGTGATTTTCAATCACTGTGTGAATATAACTTCCTTTTTCTAAAGCTATATTTTCTGATGGTATATAAATTTTATTGATATATTTTAATTCGAATTGTTTTTGACAATGCTGAAAACAGCTAATTTTACTAAAACTGTATGGTGTAAATCTCATATGTATCCTTTTTATTTTATATTATAGCTAAATAAAGCTTAAAAAGAAATTAAATTTTATAGATTTTTAAAGTATTTTTATTTTGTCTTGGAGACATAAAAAAGTTTTAGCATCTGGAGGACATTTTTATTTTTAGGAGGGATTTTAAGAAAAGAAATTTCTTTTATGTCTTGGAGACATATTATTTTTATTTTGTCTTGGAGACATAAAAAAGTTTTAGCATCTGGAGGACATTTTTATTTTTTACTGAATTTAAAGATTATACTCAGTAAAAAATAAAAATCCCTTTATAACAGCCTGATACAAACAAGGAAGCACAATAATTAAGCTTATAAAAACTGACCACAGGATTTTATAATTTTTACTAATTAATATTATAATATGTAATATTTGTTAGTTAGTTGTTTTTAGTTAAGTTTTAAAAGTTATAATTTAATAGTTGAAAACTCTGTAAGATTCAAACAGAAAGCCGTGTTTCAGACTTTTAATTAAATTTTTCTTTTTTCCTAAATAAAAAAGTTTCTGCACATATCGCAGTGCAAAGGAGCGTTATTGTTTTATGTTTTCGTTATAAAGGGACTAATTATTTAGAGATTAAAGGTCAACTTCAATCTCAGTTTTAGCATTAATAATAGATAATGCAACATCTACTTCAGCTGAGAAGTTTTCAATATCTTCAATAGATTTTTCAACTTGTTCTAATATTTCTTTTGGAACTACTAGCTCAACTTTATCAGCATCAAATAGTTTTGATTTTAACTCAACTACATCATCAGCTTTTTGATTTTTAGAGTCAGCCCCTAATTTTGTTTCTAACAAATTATCAATTCTTCTAGTAATTTGCTCATTTTGCATAGCTACTTCATTTTCAACTTTAACATATGCTCTTAAGATTGAAGTCAAGTTTTCTTTTTCTTGTTCAATTCTATTTTTTCTTTCAATAGCTTCAACAACTGTATATTTCTTACCATTAACAGTTACTTCAGTTGTTGCATTTGATTGTGCAATTTTTGACTTTAAGTCTTGATAATTTTTTTCTAGATCTCTCATAGATTGAAAATCATCTCTAACTTTTTTTAAGAATTCATTTTCTTGAGAATTCCCATTAACAACACCTTTAGCATTTTTAATTCCAGCAATTCTAATAGTTCTTGAACCTTTGTCAATTTTTTTAGCAGTAATTTTTAGCTTTGATAAAGCTTCCGTAATTGTGATTTTTTTCATCTTTGATCCTTTATTTTTTATATGTAGTATTATACCTTAATTTAGCTTAATTTCAGCTTAAATTTCTTGTAAATTTTAAAACTTTTTACTTTTTTAAAAATTCACCTATCGATAAGCTTTCGTTTGAGTTAAATCTCCATAATCTATATGTTGCAAACTTAGTAATTAATAAATGCCCATCAATACTAAATTGTGAGTGGGAAGAATTTTTAAGGTTTTCTAAATGTTTTTTAGTCCTTTCTTCATCATCACCATCACAAATAAAAGTAACAAATGAATGATTTATATTACTCCTACTATCAATAGTAAATCGACTTTCTTCCATTGTTATATAAATGCCTTAGTTACATCCTCACTACCATCTTGAGTATAACGAATAATTTCTAAATCTTTTAAAATCTTTTTAAATTTAGCTTGAGTTAATTTTTTATCAACTTGATCTGCACCATTATCAGCATTTGTACTGAAAAGTTTTTCACCAGTCTTTTTATTATTAATATCAAATGCTATAAAATAAACCTTTGATTTTCTAATTTTAGCTTCTTCTATACATTCTTTTAATAAAGAAATTTTATATTTTGATGGTTGCATCATTTGATCCTATTACCTTTTCACATTGTTTGATAATATCTTCTAAATATCCTCTTGATTTAAAAAAGTCAGCTGGAATTCCTTTTTTAAATTCTTTTTCTAATTGTTTTGAAAGAGAAACAACTTCTTTAACACCATTTATCATTTGATCTTGATAAATTTGGTTTCCTCTTTCTAAAGCATCTTTGTGAGGATCATTGCTTTCTTTTAATTCACTCAAACATTCTTTTAATAATGATACTTTTTCAAATTTCTCACCACCGAATGTTTTTCCATCTTCATCTGAAATTGCAACATCGCCTGAATGACATTTAGGACACATTATATCACCATTTTGATAGTCTTTTATAATATCTTTCTTTGTAGATTCAATTTCCCAGTCGTTTCCGCAATCCATACAATCACAGTAAAAAGTTTCTTTCTTCATTTTTCTTTCCTTTAGGTTTTAAACTATTTATTAAGCATAGTTTTTAAAGTTTCTGTACATCTATCAAGATCTTTTGATAAATCAACTTTTGTATATGTTGTATTTTCAAAACATTCTGTAATTTCAGTTTTATAGTTTTCAACTAAGGCTTTCATTTCTTCATATTTTTTAGTATAATAATTCGAAGATCCTCCTTCTTTTGACCATTTTAAGAATAATTCAACTCTTTCATCTAAATCTTCAGGGTTAAATTCATATCTAACTTTTTTACTTCTTGGAAGAGAGTCACAAGCATCTATATCAGTTACTATTTCAACGATTGAGTCTATTGTTTTGATATCTAATTTATCTTTAAAATAATCTGAAACAATAGCATTCACCCATAATCTTGTACCGATATATTTTTTTAAATCACTATCATTACAAGTATAACCAGAATATTGCCAAGGTTGTCCATTTTTAAATTGAACTCCATTTTTCATATCTGTATTTAATTCAACTGTATCTAAATATTTCCAGCTTTCGTTTCTTGAGTTTTCCCATCTTCCGTCGCTGAACTGACCTAATAATTCGTGTTTTAATAAGTTTCTAACTACCAGTGATGTTGTGTATATTGTTGCTTTATTTTTCATGTTTTTGCCTTTTTATATTTTATATAATATATTATAACATAAAAAGGCTTAAACCTTGCTTAAAAATCATCTAAAATTGAAATTTTTTTAAAACTTTCTTTTATTTCAACTTCTTTATTACTTTTTAAAAACTTTTTAGCATCTGCAGGACAAAAAACTATAATTTTATCAGCTAATTCTTCAGCTTCATTTAAGGTATTAACATCATACATATTTGTTGTTTCAAAACAAAACTTTGCTAATTCCTCGCAGTTTTGTTGAGTAACTAAATTTATATAATCATTATCATTATCTAATATTTCTTTTAAATTTTCAACTTTAGGTATAATTCCAAAAATAAAAACTTTTTGTCTTGGAGACCTAAAAAAATATCCTTGAGTATATTGTTCAACACTCTGAAGTCTTTTAATTTCTTCTTTTTCATAATTTAATAAATTATAATCTTTGCTTTCTAAAATTTTAGCTAATTCTGGAACCTTTAGGGTTTTATCTCCATATGTGAAAATTTCATATTCAAAATTATAATCTTGATAAAACTCTTTAGTCTTTTGTCCTGGATTAAATAAAAATTGCTTATAATTTATTTGATGATGCCATCTTTTATACTTATAAATCAATTCAGTAAAATCGGGATACTCATTATAAATCATCATCGATTTTGGTAGAGTACCCTCTTTAAAATAAAACTCTTCAGAATTTCCACCCTTTAGAGTTTGAGTTGTCATTTTCTTCCCTTGTATGAAATTAAATTGTAGAGTTGAAATACCTTGTGTTAAAAGATCTAAGCTTAAAATAGTATCTTCATTATATCTTCCTCTCCACCTCGTTGATAAAGAATTTCTTATCAACAACATACTATACATTCTTGTATTTTTTACATATGGAGGATTTTTTGATCTCCTAGCTACAAACTTCTCATAATTTATTGAGCATATACCAATATTATCATAAGATTTAATCATCCTTTCAGGTATTGAAAAAGCACCAGTGTCTCCTAATAAATGATAAGAATTCCTATTGTAAACATAAAAATAGGGTATATTATCATCAAAAACCCAATGAAAATCATATCCTCGTCTGATAGAGTCTTCCCAAGCAAAATTTCTTGCTGCTCCTGGACCGATTGATTTTGTTCTTCCATAGTCATCTAAAACCTCATAATTTTCTTGAAAACTTTTAGGAAGAATTAATATTCTTTCTTTAGGATAATATTTATTATAAAGTTTATATTCCTGTTCTTCAACTATTAAGAAAAATTCTGCATTAATAGCAGTTAAAAATTCTGCAGTTTTACAATTATCCCACCTACCTTTAGTCGGTATATAAATTGGATATTCGTTAGTTTTATTTGATTTTATGTATGAATTTATAAAAGTACCCTGAATTTTTGGATATTTTATATACTGTGTGATATCGCTTATATTTTGTTCAAATATTTCAGATATTTGTGATGAAGAAAGTGTTCCAAAATCTATATCAATCTTTGCAAAGTAGTCTTTCTCTTCTCCCCAAATATATTTAGGAAGCTTAGTATCTTTCCAAAGATTTTCAATAAATTCTTCTTTCTCTTTTTGAGGAGGTTGAATTTTAAATTCTTTTGTTTGTATATTAAAATAAGAATAATTCTCAAATAATTTAATATCTAATTTTTTATTAATAATTTCTAGCGACTCTTGTGTTAGAAAATAAACTTTAATTCTCATTTTAATCCTTTAATTCTCTTTTATAAAAAATATTTTTATTTCTGATAAAAAAGAATGGAGCTGGTGAGAGGATTTGAACCCCCGACAACCTGAGTACAAAACAGGAACTCTAGCCAACTGAGTTACACCAGCATTTATGGAGGAGAACAGGGATCCCGACTCCCAAGGCTTTAAAACCTCCAACTGTTTAGCAAACAGTGCCAGATCCTATCTGGTTTATTCTCCGTTTTTTGACTGCTTTATGATCCATTGAAATATATTCAGGAACATATTTTTTAAAAAGTGCTACTAAATTTTCATAACTTTTATCATAGTTTGTCTTAATTTTGAATTTTTCAAAACCTATTTCCCTAAACAAAAAATAATCACTCCTATATTTTTCTTGTTTTTCTAACTTTTTTCTTTCTCGCTCTTGTTGTTTTAAAAGTTTAACTTTTTCATTTCTTTTAATTGTCTCAAGCTTTCGTTTTTCATTTCTTTCATTTGGTGTTAATAAATCCTTCTTCCAAAGATTTCGACCCTTTAACCATCCTTTAGGAATAGTTTGATTTTTATCAACTTTTTTATTTTCTTGCTTTTCTATATTACAAATCCAAATAGTTCCAAATTGTGAATTCTTCTCACCACTTTGATCTTTAGACATTCTTTTACTAAATTTTTCTCTCAACCAACCATACATTCTATTATGCATCTTTCTTTCTTCTTGACCAATACACATCATTTGAACAGCTTTAATAAGACCACCCTCGTTTGGATAAATTTTAGTTAATAATATATGAGCAACAAAATGTTCCCTAGCAGTCAAATCAACTAAATTCTCTTTTTTATCACTACCACCCATACATTTTGGAATAATATGGTGACTTTCTTTATAAGAAGTTAGTTTTCTTTTTCTCGCTTTTTCAATAAGTTTATCATAATGTAATTTATAATTCATTTTAGATCCTTCTAAAAAATTTTATATCTCGAAGCTTCCGTTCTTCAGAGCCTTAACAAACTGCACAAGCACACTATAAGGTTAAATCAAATTTGCTGATAATAATATGATAGCTTGTGGTCGTCGCATATTATTAAAAAATTTGAAAGATATAAAATAAGACTTTCGCCTTTATAAAACCTCTTAAAGATCTTATAAAGAAGAAATGGAATGTTTTTTTAGCTTGAGGTGTTAGATCTTCTCCACACATTCCTTACTCATTTGCTCTTATAATAAAAGTTACTATACTATTTTATTATAATGATCTCGCAAAAATAAAATTTTAAGAATAAAAGCCACTCTATTCTAGAGAAGTTTGTATAGAACCACTCATTCGTCGGTGAATTACTCCAAATAAAAATACCTTTAATATTCTTATTTGGAAGAATTAATCGTATTTCTTCCTATTAAACATAATATAACCACTTTTGTGTTTTCTATTATTACTTTTATGAGTCCAGTGTAAAATTCCACCTTTATCGTTTTTAATATACTCTCCACAATATGTTATTTTATCACCTTTATGTAAAGGAATTCTTTCTGATAAAGAAATATTATGAGCAACTAAAATAGATTTTCCTCTACTTTGTATTATAAATTTTTCGTGTTTTAAACCTACATTATCATCTTTTAACACTTTTGTAACTACACCATACCCACAAATATTCATATTTGCAAATAAGCCACTTACAACTAATAATATAAAAACTATTTTCTTCATTTAATTTCCTTACTAAATTTTATTCTATTTTCTGGACTGACGAACGGAACTGCAGATATTCGTGTACCCTACCATTGTTTTTGAAAAAATTTTAAAACTCGAACAGTAGAAAAAATATCTAAATATTCTTTATACTATTGATTTTTATATAATTAAATTGGCAAGGAAGAGAGGATTTGAACCCCTGACCGACAGATTTGGAATCTGCTATTCTACCAACTGAACTACTTCCTTAAAAATGGTCTCGTGAGTAGGACTCGAACCTACATATAACGATTTAGAAGACCGATGCCTATCCATTAGACTATCACGAGATTTTGGTAGTCCTGACAAGATTTGAACTTGTGACCTTTCGATTATCAGTCGAACGCTCTAACCAACTGAGCTACAGGACTATAAATGGTGGGGATAGCAAGACTTGAACTTGCACGACTTTTCAGCCAATGGTTTCTAAGACCATCGTGTCTACCAATTCCACCATATCCCCTTATTTTTGGTGCATCTACCCAGAGTTGAACTGGGACGACTTTTCAGCCGAGAGATTTTAAGTCTCTTGTGTCTACCTATTCCACCATAGATGCAAATGGGGTGTCGTTTGAGGATTGAACTCAAATACTCGGTTTCACAGACCAAGACTTTAACCAATTAAGATAACGACACCATAAAATGGTCTAAATGGGAGGATTTGAACCTCCGATCCCTTGTTCCCAAAACAAGTGCTTTAACCAGACTAAGCTACATTTAGATATTATAAATGTTGGGAATTGAACCCAATAAACACCAGTTGATATGGGAATTGAACCCATTATTAACCATAACATTTATAATGAGTTGGATAAGCAGTAAAATACTCCTCCAGACTCTAAGTTTTTCCGATTTAATAGAAGTGATATAGCAGTCAAACTTTAAAATCATTATCACCTAAACCTTATTATAATCGTATAATAATTTAAACCCAACGAATGAGTAGTTTATAATTCTTCACAAGTTTGGAGATCAACCCAGATTAGCAAAAATTATCCAGCTTTTATAAGTAAAAACTCTGTGAAAAACTCGGAAGAAAACTTTCTTCCTAAGTAGATATTCTACTTTAAAAAATTAAACTAATTAACTTTTTAAAACAGAATGGAGGTTTATTTTTCATAAACCTCTATAAAATTTTTTCCATATTTTTTATAAACATAATCTAAATATTTTTTAATTTCTTTCTCATATAAAATTATTAGTGGTTTATTAAATTGTTTTAATTTAGCTTCCCACTGTTCTGTTTTATATCCCTTTATTTCTAAAAATTCACCATTTCCCATAATAAAATCGGGAATGAAATTTCTTTTCTTTCCTTCAAAAATATATTCAAACTTCTCTTTATTCCTTTTAAAGGGAATATTATGGTCTAAATTATAAATCACAAAAGCTAATTCCCAAGAACTATCACAATAAAATCCTTTATACCATCCTGATTTACCAATTCCTGAACCTTTACGATAACCACCGCAATTTGGGTTATTTTTCATTGCTTCTGAAATTTTCTTTCTTCGTTCTAATTCAAGTTCTTCATTTAAACATTTACCAGATGAAATTGAACCACCCTTTATACTTCCAGAAATCATTGAGTTTTTAGACTCTTCTTTTAGTTTTCCTTCAGTTACTAATTCATCTAATGTTTTTCCCTTATTCCAAGGAGTAGATCCTTTTCTACGATGAGCATTTGGAGACTTTTCTCTTTGAACTCTATTAGGATTTTCCTTACAATATGGATGGTGGGTTGTATAACCACCTTTATTTTTAAACTTTCGTTCACAATATTTACAAATATACATTTTCATACTCCTTTTAAAAGCAAGAAAATTTCCAGGTTCGCTCGCTTTACATTTTTAATAAAGTTTTTAAAATACTCTTCAAAGGCGAACCTGGAAGTAGCTTATTAGAGTATTTTAAAAACTTTATTCTCCATTGGTTGCAGTGGTTGGAATTGAACCAACATATTCTTGGTTATGAGCCAAGCGAGTTACCAGTACTCTACACTGCTATAAATAAAACCCATTTTGATATGTTCAAATAAGGTTAAAAACTTCTAAGTATCCTTAAAGCTAACACTCTCTCTTTACATAAATGCCGACTGAGACTTCTATTAACTTATATTTTATAAATAAAATACTTTTAAAAATAATATTGTAGTTTCGAAGCTACCCAAGATTTCCACCCTCTTGTTCCAAATGAAATGCCTACTTAAATTAAATCTAGTATAATCGTGGAATTTCAACATTTTTAACATTATTCTTAAAAGTATTTTAACTTCTTTATGGTGTAGTTTGGTGGACTCGAACCACTCCCCTAGAGACGAGATTTACAGTCTCGCTGCCGTATCCGAACGACTTTCAAACTACATTTATGGTGTATCGAGTGGGGAACGATCCCACGACCCCCTGATTAAAAGTCAGGTGCTCTACCAACTGAGCTATCGATACATTTCATAAAATTCCTTTCTTAATACACTGCTCCGGATACTGGACTCGAACCAGTGACCTCAACATTAACAGTGTTGCACTCTACCAACTGAGTTAATCCGGAGCAGTATATTAAGACAATTTATAACTTTCAATGGTGACTCCAGAGAGAATTGAACTCTCGTCCTCGAGATGAAAACCCGATATTCTAACCACTAAACTATGGAGCCATTTTAACTTTTATATTATAGCTAATTAAAGCTTAAAGTCTAATTAAATTTTTAAAGAATTTATAACTTTTTGGTACTCGGTAGGGGAATTGAACCCCTCTTACCAAATTGAAAGTATGGTGACCTAACCGATAGTCGAACCGAGCATTTTAACTTTTATATTATAGCTAATTAAAGCTTAAAGTCTAATTAAATTCTTCATAAAGTTTAAAGAATTTATAACTTTTAATGGCGATCCCGGAGAGAATTGAACTCTCGTAACCAACGTGACAGGCTGGTGTAATAACCACTATACGACGAGACCATTTTAACTTTTATATTATAGCTAATTAAAGCTTAAAGTCTAATTAAATTCTTCATAAAGTTTAAAGAATTTATAACTTTTAATGGAGCCCAATAGAGGAATTGAACCTCTATCACCAGAGTACAAAACTGGCATAATAATCCATTATACTAATTGGGCATTAATGGTGGGCAAAGCTGGACTCGAACCAACGACCACCCCATTATGAGTGGGGAACTCTAACCAAACTGAGTTATTTGCCCTGGATGCATCGGCTGGGATCGAACCAGCATTCTCAACTTCAAAGGCTGATGTCCTGCCATTAGACGACGATGCAATATTTTATCTTTATATTATAGCTAATTAAAGCTTAAAGTCTAATTAAATTCTTCATAAAGTTTAAAGAATTTATAACTTTTAATGGTGGTCACAACTGGAGTTGAACCAGTGACACCCAGATTTTCAGTCTGGTGCTCTACCAACTGAGCTATGTGACCTTTAAAACTTTTATATTATAGCTAATTGAAGCTTAAAGTCTTATTAAATTTAATGGTGGAGTATATTGGTCTCGAACCAATCACCTCTTGGTTGCAAACCAAGTGCTCTCCCTGATGAGCTAATACCCCATTTATCTTTATATTATAACTAATTAAAGCTTAAAGTCTAATTAAAAAGTTAAAAAATTTTCAAATCTCTTAGCAACGACTCCCATAAATGGGCTGAGGATTTGCATAAACTTGGTTGGATTTGCACCAACAACACGAGGGACTTCCACACTCTGCTCTACTAATTACAGCTACAAGTATTTTTTAACTTCTTTATTATAACTAAAATATGCTTAAATGTTGCTTAATAAAATCTAATTAAACCTATTAAATTAATAATAGAAAAAATTATATTCATAACTAATAACTGATTATTTCTATTTCTATAAGCATAAATTGCCCATAAAATAGAACTTGTTACAAAAAGTAAATAAGCTATAAAAAACATATTTAGATTTAATGCCATCAAAAGAGCAGCAGTAACACCAGTAACAGTAGCAACATTTGTAATTAAACTATCATTCATATTATATCCTTTAGTTGAATATATTATACCTGAATAGTCTTAAAATAAAATTAAGTGGATTGTTTTTATTGTAGAAATTATAAAATTTCTTGAAGTTGTAAACTTTAGCCACTTAATAGTGACCAAAGATCACTATTTATTTTTGAGAGTAGAAAGGATATGAAATTTCTTGAGCCAGAGCACTATCTATAAATCTAGACGTATTTTCTGTTGGTTTATTTTCAATATTACTTAAAATAATTGTTTTTAAACTTAATTTCATAGTTTTCCTTTCCTTTAGTTTTTATATTTAGATATAGTTATTTATAGTCAACAATTCTAAAAATTGACTTTTTAGAAAGAAATTTTAAAATTTCTTTCTTTTTTAGTTTAAAACTCTCAAATAATTAAAATATTGAGGTTTTGACCATTCAGCATCTTCAAGTTCTGGATCATCATCGATATTTTCTAAGTATCTCATATATCCTTTTTCCGAATTTAAAATACATAGTGGAGTCATTCCACCAGCTATGGTACTATTTGAAGCATATCTACATAGGATTTCATTTTTATTTGGATTTCCGTCTAAAAATTCTTTCCCTTTTGCTTCTTCACCCTTGAATAAATTTGTAAAAATATATGTTGCATCTTTTTTAGTTTTAAAGAATTTTTCTAAAAGACCAATTCCTAAAATAGACAGTCCAATTTTATTTATATAATTATCCATTCCTTCAAGATCCCATTTATCTTTAGATCCATCTCTAAAGATTTTTGGTTTACTTTCTCTTATTGAATTAAGTGCTTCTTTAATCATATTTCTTCCTAATTTTCTAAAAGAGAAGCTATTGATTGATAAAGATCTCCATCATTTTCAATAATATTGATAAATGAGTCTACTAATGTCATTTCAGTTGGGTTTCCGTCTTCTTTGATTTTAGCTTTTACTTTACTTATAGCTTTATTTATTTCTTTAGTTAAAATACCATCTTCTTTCGCTTCTTGTTTGATAACTTTTATATCTTCTTTAAGACCCTTTATTTCATTTTCAATATAAAGTATTCTTTTAATATACTCTTTTGATTTTTCAACATCGTTGTCTACATTTAGAAAATTTAAATCTTCTGTCATTTTTATTCCTTTATTTTTTATATTATACTATAAAAGACCTTAATATCTTATTAAACTAATTTTTCTACAAATTTTCCAAGCTCAGTTTTTAAATCTGATGTTGTTTTGTAATCATAGTAAACAAATTTAGAAATTTTAATTGGTTTTCTAGTTTTATGGTCAAGTATTGTTATAGAAAAATTTAGATTAAATACAATTCTTTTTCTTTTTTCATCAATATTAATAGAGGTGATAAAGTTTTTATTTACTATCTCACCTAAATTTTTCACATCTTCTGAAATTAAGAAATTGTCTTTAACATATTGAATTTTCTTAATACTCTCAAATTCTTTTAGAGTTTCTTCAGGACTATCAAATGTTTGATATGTATAATCCGGAGTTTCTCTGTCCATAATATTAATAGAATTAATAAAATTATAGATTATTTTACATCTCTCAGTATCAACTAAAATAGTTGATACATTTTTGAGATTTATAATCTTTTCAGTTGGTGTAGAAAGATAAAGACATTCCATAACCTATTTCCTAAAGCTTATCAGCTATTTTTGAATCCTGAACGATTGTTAAAACTGTTTTATCTTCAGTTTTAAATTTATCACCCTTTCTTGGACCAAAATTTAGAGTTCCTTCTCTACCTTTTTGAACTTTAGTTTTAACTTTACCAATTTTTGGTATTGTTACTGAACCACCTGCAACTAATTCTGCTTCCATTTTTTCACCAATGTTTGCTAGAACTTTCTCTGCTGCTGTTGCTGTTACTTTTACTTCAGGGAATGCTGTTGCAATTTCCTCTTGTACTACTTTAATTAAATCTTGTTTTGTCATTTTTGACTCCTTTTAGTTTTTGTTTTTATAATTTTATTTATAAGCGAATATTCGCTATATACTCAACTTTATGGAAGCCTTTAATCCTGTCTCAACATTACTGATTATAATTTTTTTAATTTCTTCTTTTGTTTTATATTTTAATAATTCGTTAAAATCTTTAACTTTTATATCTGTTGGCCAAATTACCACATATTTATTTTCTTTAACTAATTTTAGGCATTTCTCTTTTGAAGTCATATCTAAAAACTGATTATCTAAGCTATAAATGGGGTGTTTAAGCCCCTCTGCAAGCTTAGGACTAAAATCTGAACCCAAAGCCGATGTAATATTTTTAAGAGGGAGACCAGAAGAGAGAGCATCAAAAACACTCTCAAAAATAAAAACTGGTCCATCCTTATCTAAGTTATAATAATTCCAAGCTTTAAACCCCATATTTGCATCCGGAATAAATGTAGAAAAAAGTTTAGTATCTAATCTTCTTGCTTGAAAACCATAGATCTTCCCTTTAAAAGTTAAAGGGGTGATTATACTATTTTTTATTGGAAGATACTTATTATCTAAGAATACATCTTCATTACAATAGTAAAATAGTTCTTCAAATTCTTCAAGTTTTCTTGTTTTTAGATAATCTCTTACTTCTTTCGTAAATTTCCTGAATGGTAATTCCTCTATATTTAGAAAAACTGTTGGTTCTTTCGTAACATCTTCATTTGTTCTTATAATTTTTTCTTTAGGTTTTAATTCATCCAATTTATCTTTGAATTTTTCTCTTTTATATTGTGTTAAAAGAGACTCATCAACCATATATAAGTAATTTTCAAGGTTACAATGTATTCCACAGTTATAACAATGTATCATAGCATTATCAAATGAATCTTTAATATATAAATGACATCTTTGTTTTCTATCCCAGGAATTTCCTTCTTTACAAATAGGGCAACAAATGGCTATATCAGTCTGACCGATTTTAGGACTTTTAGTTGCAACATTAGTCATTAAAAAGTATCGTTCGTCTATATAGTCAAGTGTTTTCATATTTTATCCTCTATCTTGTAAATGTAGCTATATTTGCAACTTGTTCTTTAAGAGAATGTTTTAAGAAATATTTCATAATACCACCATAATTACAAGTGATAGAACAATTATCATATTCATCATAAATAGCTTGCTTTATATCAGCTGGCATACCACTCGGATGAATAAGGTTTTTATTTCTTTCAAAATTCTTTCTTAAAAGCTTTTGATGTGGTGTTTCTCCCTCTAGATTTTTTACTAGATCTTTTGCAAATTTTTCAGCAGTTTTTTCTCCAAACCTTACTTTTTTAAAGATTTTCTTTTCAACATTTTCGCCTTTTTTATTCAAGTACCAAATATCAAACTCTTCTTCTAAAGCAACGATTTGTTCATATGGTAAACAATCATATTCATATTCATTTAAAGAAATTTCTTTTTCTTTTAGATATGCTTTATATTCATCTGTAAAACCAGTGTTATAAAGAATATTTGGAATATTATCAGCAGCATCTCCAAGACAAATATGAGTTTTTACCCAAAGGCTTAATTCAGTTGGTGTCATATCAACATATTTCTTTTTAATTGGCATATACATTTTAGCACCATAATTAAGAACAATTTTCATATCCTTATCTTCTGTAATTACTAAAACATCATTATATTTACTATATTTTTCAGCTAAAGCAAAAATAACATCATCTGCTTCTGCTCTATCAATTTCAACTACTTTAAAAGAGAAATGTTCTTTAAGATTTTCAATAAGTTCTTTATTATATTTAAAAAACTCTTCAAAATTTATCTCACTCTCATCTCTACTTTTTTTCCTATGAGATTTGTAATCAGGATAAACATCCTTTCTCCAATTCATTCTTGAGTCGATTGCTAAAACCATTTCTTTTCTTCCGAATTGTTTCTTCAAAAAGTTTAATGATATAAACATTTGGTGTAAATACATTCCAATAAAATCTTCAGTAATATATTTTCCGTCTTTTTTCTTTGGTCTCGCATTAAAAACTGAAGTGAATAAGTTCCTATTTGCAAGATGTGAGAAGTCTACTAATAACATTTTAATCCTTTTAATATTTTTTAGGGTAGGGAATTTTCCCTACTTCCTAAAGATCGTTTAATAAAGCTTCAATATCAGCTGGTGCTGATGTTCCTGCAGTTGTATTTTGAACTGGTGCTGAAGTCTCAACTGTAGGTGTTACAGTTGGTGTAGCAGTTTGAGCCACTTGTGCAACTTCAGCTACTGGTGTAACTGTAGGTGCTACAGTTTGAGCTACTTCTTGAACTGGTGCTGTTTGAGTAACTCCAACATTTATTGCTCCTCCAACAACTGCAGTTTCAGCAGTTGTGCTTGCTGGAATATTTTGAGCTTGTGCTGCTCCTCCAGAATTTGCTTGGTATGGAGCAGTAATAACTTGACTTCCAATTTCTAATAAAGCTTTTTCAATATCTGTACCAGCAATAGTTCTATGGAACTCATTTTTCAAAGTATCATAATCTTTAAATCTTTTTTCATCTAAGAATTCATTTAAATCTACTGCTTTATTTCCTATAATATCCGCAATACAAGCATCATCACATAATGCTTTTGGAGGATTAAAAGTTAAAGAATATGTAGTATCTAATTTTTTTCCAGTTACAGCAACAACAATTTCCTCACCATTTGATAAATCAAATAAGTTTTTAGGTTGAACCCCTAATTGTTTTTGTTGATCGCTTGGTTCTAATGCTCCAAGAATTTGTTCAAAAATTGTTTTTCCATATCCCCATAACATAAGCTTTCCATTATTTCCTGGATTTCCTAAGTCATTTGCAATATATACATTTGAGATGAATTGTGTTCTTCTCCCAATTTTACCAGCAATTTTATCAGCATATTGTTCAATACCACAGTTTTTTAATTCCATATAAGCATCACTTACTGGACAAGGTCTATCAATAGTTGATGGCGATGGGTTTTTAAATACTCCCCATTTTCCGTTTGCTTTTTTAATAAAGATTTCGTGATTAAAAACTCTTACGATTGGTGGTGTAGCATCCCCACCCTTTCCAGGTACTAATCTTACGACAGCAGTTCCAGTTCCAGTTTCATCTCTTGTTAATGCCCAAAATCTTTCATCTTTTTGATCATTGTTGTTTTGAGAATTAATATTCCCCATTTTTTGTTTTAAGTTATCCCAGTTGAAATTCATATTTTTTCCTTAATTTTAATTTGTGCGATTTTGCTATTGTGCAAATTGTGCGATTTTTTGTTTTTTTGATTGTGTTTTGTTAAACTTATTGGGTCAATTTATTTGAACCATAAGAAAACTATTCAGGACTAAGCCTGAAATTGTTCTAATAGAGAGACTACAATTCCTATTGGTTTTGTTTGACTCATTAAAAGAATTGATAAGTTACCTTTTGGTGAAATTATAATTCTTGCTCTGTAGTCATCCACAGGTACTGTTTGGAAGCTTCTAACATCTACAACTATTGCATAATGCTCTGTAATTTCAGCATCAATTTTTAGCTTTGTAGGGTTTTGATATCTATCCATTTCTGTAAAATTAGTTAAGATCATTTCTGAACTATCCCCTCTAAAGTCAATAACAATATGATTTAATTTTAATAAACCACTTAATTTATTCACTTTTTGCATTGTATCTTTTGATAACTCAAATTCCATTACAGAATTTGCATTTTTCATTGCTTGATATTTTGCAGGATCTACATAGTTTCTTCCCTCTATCACTGATAATTCAGTTGTTTCATATTCACAACTACCATCCGTTCCACTGATGAATAATACATCATCTCTTAATTCAACATTTGCATCGTCAAAATAATCTAAAACAGAAAGTAATTCATTTAAGAAATACGAACCGAATTTTTCGAACCCCTCTGGTTCAGTCTCTGTAAAATCAACAAATGCGATTACCGACTTATCTTGTGGACAAATTGGTGTAATTGGATATTCAATTACAGCAGTTGATGAAATTCCTGAAACAGATTTCAGAAGTTTTCTAGTTTCCTTTGTTAGCATATTTAATCCTTTTAATTTTATGGTTGAGTCAATGACTCCAACAAGGGCTTTATTAAGCCCTTTATGCAATCATTATTGTTTTGAGTTACTTTGATATAACAGGATTAATTAAGTCCTTATCGGCAACCTCTACCACCTCTTTTAATGGTCTATTTTGAGCATCTTTTACAAAAGCTTCAATATATAAAGAAATAATCTCTTTTGCTCTTTTTTCAACAGTTCTTCTTCCTCTAATACCAGTTTCTAAAGTTAGCATATCATCAGTAAAGATCTTAACAAAATCTTTTTCAACATCTTCTAAAGTGTATGATGGTACAGTTCCAGCAACGATAGCAGTTTCAAAAGCTTTTAATGTTGTTACGATTTGATCCTCTAATTGAGCGATTACTTTTTGAGATGGGTTTTTCATATTTGATCCTTTTAAATTTATATCTAATTATACCTAAAGTTTACTTAAAAACAAATTAAACTAACTTGTATTTTTAAAAACTTTAAACTCTTTTGTTCCGGACGAACTCTTTTTACTCTATAATTATACCTAAATAATGCTTAAAATAAGCTTTAATTTTTAAAAGTTTATATTATTTATAATAAAATTAATCAACAATTAGAAATTTCTTAGATTTCGAATTTCTCATTAATGTTACATATTTATTTGGTTTTATCAATACTCTTACTTCATAAGCAGTATCAGTTGGTGCGAGTCGTATAGGATACGACTCTTTTGTTAATTCACCATCACAGTCAAATAGTTTTACTTTATGATTAAGACTTAATTCTCTTCCGTTTATGTCAGTTATTAATATCTCAATCATTTTTCTTCTCCCTATTTAATTGCTTTTGTTAATTCTTCAAGTTTTTGAATACCTATTGCTTGCATTACAACATCAATACTATTTGTAGCACCTTTACCATCACCAGATCCGTTTATTTGAACTCTTGGCATTTGAACAGTTATCCCTTGCATTGCTGATTTAAGGTTATTTGTAACTTCAACTTGTTTCTCAAGTGCATATAGTTTTGGGTCTCTAGCCTTGTATTTCGCTGATATTACGGATGCCTCTGCCAAACCTTTCTCTTTAATTGCTTGAGCTTGATATTTTGCAGCTTTTGCATTTGCTTTTTGAATTCCCTCGTTTGCTTTTGCGATTGCAAGTTCTTTCTTCTTTCTCACTATTTGTAATTCTGCGGCTTTTGACTCAAGAGCAACTCTTTTATCGGCTTCAATTACAGCAGCATCTTTTTCTTTTAGCATTTGTTGTTTTGCTTCAACTCTTTCTCTATCACCTCTAAGTTTCGCAACTACTGCTTTTTGTTTCTCATTCTCTTGATTTTCTCTAAGAGTCGCTCTTTCTTGAATTCTTTTCTTCTTATTATCCATAAATGTTTTTAACTGTGGTTCAGGTAAAAAACCATCAATTGTAACTTGAGTAACTTTTACACCATATTTTTTCATAGGATTTGGGTTTCTCAATGGTTTTCCGTTTTTATCTCTTTGAATAATATTCTTAAAAATAACTTGTTCAGTAGCAGTTGTTTGACTCGCCTTATCTTCTTTTAATCCAACAATACCAGCTTGTCTTTTAACTCTTACAGCAGTTCTTTTTGTAATATAAAGACCACCTTGAGCCTGATCCATCAATCTTGCTTTAAATTCATTTTGCCCACCTTGCATAAATGCTTCACCAGTATATTGGTTTGCAGTATAAGCTAATAATTCATTTGTAAATTTTTCAACCCCATTGTCAACAAAATTATCATATCTCTTAAATGCTTTATGCAATTCTCTAAATTCATCAGGGTTTCTTGGCATTTCAATTCTAAAAGTACCCTTTATCTTACCACCATAAGTATCAGCAAAAATAATTGGATATGGTTGATTATCACTTGTTGCTCCAGAATTCTTTTCATCATAAGTTACAGTCGTAACTTCATTATAGAAGAATACCTTTGATAAAAATGGATACTTGAATTTAATCCCTGGATCCATTTGTGCAATTAACTTTCCTGATGGAGTTTGTTCAATAGCAATTTCACCACCATCAACTGTATATGTTGAATTTATCAAAATTACTAATGCGGCAATTCCAGCAACTCCATAACCTATAACTTTCTTAATAGAACTTTTAGCTGATTTTACAGCATCCTTAACATTTTGTTTAATATCATCATCTCTAAACATTTTCTTCCTTTAATTTTTTTAATAACTCTCTAGCACCAGTTAGCTTTTGAGTTTGCTTTTTAATCATTTCGATAAGATTTGTTTTAACTTCATCTTTTGATTTACTTCTCATAACAACTCCAAAAAATTTGAATTTGTTATTTTTCTTTGCAAATTCTTTTCTTTCGCTTACACATAACTCATCATACAACTCCTCACAATGTTTTAAATTTTTATTGAAATAGTGGCTTATTAAAACTTCCATTTCTGTAAATTTTTCTCGTTGAAAATCATTACAAACAGCTAGAATATCATCCAATGTTTCGTCTAATATACAAGCAATTAATCTATTTTCAACTAATTCATTTGGCGATACTAAACGATG